AGTAGGTTGCAGCCCGTCGCCGGGGCCACATCGGGCGTGCAGTAGAAAACATCCGTCGCCGGGACAACGGGCGCTGAAGGAGAAGCAAATGGAAGACATGAACAACATCCTCAACCCGCCGCAGGAGCAGGAAATCACCCAAGAGGTGGAGACCGAGCGGGAAGAAACCCATGAAGAGCAACAGCAGGAAACGGGCGCAGAGACAACTCAGGTCGCCGCTGAGACGAAGGAAGAGAAACAAGAAGAAGCCAAGCCCGACGCCACCGCTGAAGCCGTACGCGCAGAACTTGCCGCACTGACCAAGGAACGCGAACGGTTGCGCACGAAAGAGGCCGCGCTTGACGCCGAAAGGGAAAAACTCAAACAGCCCGTTCAAGAAGAGGAAAAGCCCGACTTCTGGGACAACCCTGAGGCGCAACTGACCGCTCTGGAACAGCGCATGGAGCAGAAACTCCTCAATGAGCGGCTGAACATCTCCGAAACCTACGCACGCGGGAAATACACCGACTTTCAGGAAAAGCTCGATGTGTTCGCCGGGATGATTCAGGAAACGCCGGAACTGCACCAGCGGATGCTGCGCGACCCGAACCCCGCCGAGTTCGCCTACAAGACCGCCGCCGACAAGCTGAAGGTGTCGAAGCTCCAAGAGTTGGGCGACCCCGACGAGTTCCGCGCCAAGATTGCCGCCGAGCTTGAAACCAGCATCCGCGCAAAGATCCTGGCAGAAATCGAAGCCGAGAAAGCGGCAGAGGTCGAAGCCAAGATCAGGGAAAAGCTCAAGCCTGGCGGATTCAGCGAACAGCGCAGCGTCGGCAGCGAACGAACGACAACCAAGACTTTCAACGGGCCAACGCCGATGGGCAAGATCCTCGGCTAGTAAACTCTGAGAAGGTCCAACCCTTTGCGGGAGAGCACCCGCCAGGAGATACAAATGACCTTCAAAAAATGGATCAAGAAAGTGGTCCTGCTCCCCTTCAACATCTTCATGGGGACCGAGACCACCGCCGCCGAGCGTGTCACCCAATGGGAAGATACGTTTTTCACCGAGTACGTCCGCGCCAACCGCTTCAAGAAGTACATGGGCACCGATGAGAACGCCGTCATCCAGATCAAGGAGAACCTGACCAAGACCCAGGGTGACGCCATCACCATCAACCTCGTAGGCGCCCTGGACGCCAGCGCCGGCCCGAACACCGGTGGCTCCGCTTTGGTCGGCTTCGAGAAAGCCCTCCCCAACGACGGCCACAAGATCACCATCGGCGTTGTCCGTGACGCCGTGACCGTCAACAACCTGGAAGAGCAGGCGAGCCCCATCGCCATCAGGAACGCTGGCAAGGTGGCGCTGAAAGACCTCTCCATGCGCTACCTTCGTAACGCCATCATCGCCGCCCTGCACACCATCAACGGCGTGGCCTACGGCACCGCAAACGAGACGCAGAAGGACGCATGGCTGGTGGACAACGCCGACCGCGTGCTCTTCGGTGCAGCCAAAGGCAACAACGCTGCCAACGACCACAGCGCGGCTCTGGCGATGATCAACGCCACCGACGACAAACTGACCGGATCGGTTGTCTCCCTCGCAAAGCGCATCGCGCAGACCGCCACCACGGCAAACGGCGACGGCATCCGCCCCGTGACCTATGGCGAGGACAACGAGACTTTCGTCATGTTCGCCCCGTCCTTCGCATTCCGTGACCTGCGCGACTGGATGGTAGCTAACGGCAAGTGGGACACCGCCCTGGAGCGTTCCAAGGACAACCCGCTTTACTCCGGTCCCAACTCCATCGAGTGGGACGGCGTGATGGTCCGCGAAATCCCCGAGATGCCGATCCTTGCGGACGTAGGCGCAGACGCCTGCGACGTGGCCCCTTGCTTCCTTTGCGGAGCGCAGGCCATCGGCGTCGCATGGGCGCAGCGCACCAAGACCACCACCAAGAAAGAAGACGACTACGGCTACAGCCAGGGCGTCGGCTTCCAGGAGATGCGCGGCATCCAGAAGATCCAGTGGGGCCAGGGTGGCAATGACGCAGTCGATTGGTCCGTAGTAACCGTGTACGTGGCCGCTAATCCGGACGCGTGACCAACAACGGCGGGGTAGGGGCGACTCTACCCCGCTTTACTAAGGAGCAGCCATGAAGTTTAGATACCTTGGCGAGAAAGACAACATGCAGGTTTTTGGCTACGACTTCCGGGATGGAGCCACCCCCGATGTGGCCGACGAAAACGCCATCAAGCGCCTCAGTGGCAACAGCCATTTTGAGGCCCTGCCGGAAGAAGAGGCGGAAGCCGAGAAGGAAAAAGAGCACCAGGAAGAGGAAGAGGAACCCGCCGCAACTTTCGTCGCTGACGTGATTGCCGAAGCGCAGGATTCCATCGTTGAAGCCCCCCCGGAAGTCATGGAAGCCGAGGCAGAAGCGGCCCCCGTCGCCTCCACCAGAAAGAAGCGCGGCAGAGCGGCACAGGTATAACAAGGAGCTACCGTGTTCCCGATTTCGATAAGGTATGACAAGGGGCTAGGCAATCTCGCAATATCCGCACGGATGCTGTACGGCCTCGGCTATTGGGACTTTGCCAATCAGGTTGAGTCGGCAGATGACACAGCCAATTGCCGCGTATACCTCTCCGAACTCCCCACATCATCCCTCACCCTATCGTGGTACACGGTAGACGTTACCCTTCCGTCCGCTCCCGGCCCCTTCCCCATCGAGATATTCGACGGCAATGGGGATTTGATAGGCGATGACCTTGCCCCAGGCACGGCGGCAGGTTCGACGGGCGGTACTGGCTCCGCTGGCGTAGGCATCACCCGCGAGCAGTTGGCTATCAAGGTGCTCAGCAACCTGAAAGTGTATGACCGCTCGGGCCTTGACGCAGAGGACCAGCAGAACGTACTGGACGCCTACGACGCTGTTTATCAAGAGTTGAAGGACGATGGTCTGGTAACTTGGACGCAGGGCGAGGGTGAAACCATCCCCGTTCGTTTTATGAACAGTGTGATTGCCCTTGTATCGGCGGCAGATGTACTGCTCGGCACCTACGCGCAGGAGCCTGTTGACGTTCAGCGAATCATGGCGGGGAAGGTGGCAGCGGAGCGGAGAATCAGACGGCAGTTGGCGAGCGCACAGGACACCGAGACAACCACCGTGGAGTATTTCTGATGGCTAAGGTTATTCCCCTCAACAACGTGACCCGCTTGGACCTCCCCCCTGACCGTATTTTAGAAGCGGCAATAGGGGAGTTGTCCACCGTTGTGATAGTTGGGTATGACAAAGACGGCAAAGAATATTTTGCTAGCTCCGTTGCAGACGGTGGTACGGTCGTTTGGCTGATGGAGCGGCTGAAACTGAAACTGTTGACGATAGGTGACGACTGATGCCCCGCATCCCCCTCGTATTCGGCCAGATGGACCTAGAGATCGACCAGACCAGCCGCCGCGATCAGGTGTTAGCGCACTTGATTAACGGCTTCCGTGTCGGCTCCTCCATCCACATGTGGCCCGACCGTGCCGAATACTGCGATCTTGGGGAGAATGGTAACGTCTACGTGTGGCAGTCTACCCTTCATGGCGTCAAGTATGCCGTGTGCGCGGGGGAGCTGTTCAGGGTTGATGGGCCGGGGCAGAAAACGGAGATAGCGGGGCCGGTGCTTTCCCTGGACACCCCGCCGGCATTCACCGAGGACGCGCACAGCGTCTTTGTCGCTGCAGCCTCCCCTATCTACAAGATAACCGGAGACACGGGGGCAGCTATCGCGGGGGGGCAGGCACCGGTTAACGTCACCTCGCTGGCGTTCCTCTCTGGCTTCCTCGTTGCCAACGGTCAAGACCCCGCAGGGGGAGGACTGGCCGGTGATTTTGCCTACTCTGACACTCAGGGGGATGACGGCCCGACCTATGCCGTGTGGGCTTATGAGAACAACGCGACCAAGCCGGACGCGCTGCAAGGGCTGATTGCCACGCCGGACGATTACCTGTTCGCCATTGGCACCGAATCCGTCGATGTGTCCTATGTCTCGGGCAACGTTGAGAACCCCTTTGCATCCAACAAGGCACTTGCGCAGCCATTTGGCACCCCTGAGCGGCACACCATCGCCTACGACTCGCAATCCATTTTCTTTCTGGCTGTCATCCAGGGGAACCGGCAGATTGTACGCCTCGTTGGCGGCAGGACGCCGCAGATAATTGGATTTCCTGTCGGCGTGCCGGTGCAGGATGCCGATATCTCCGGGGCAAGAGGCCACATGGTGGGGTATCGGGGCCAGACTTTCTACGTGCTGGCCCTCCCGCAGGCCAACGTGACCATTGATGACTTGTTTTTTCCCTCTCTCACCCTTGCATTCAGCGTGAGAGCCGAAGAATGGGCCATTTTGGGCGAATGGGACGCGGAACAGGGGCGGTATACGGCAGCCGTGGCACAATCCTTCGCCTATGATGGCACCACGCGCTACATCGGCGGCAACGATGGCAAGGTGTACACCCTTGGCGACGGGGAAAGGGTTGATGAGCCGCTGATGCTGCACCGATGGCGCAACGATGGCCAGTTGGAATGGGGCGCTGCGCGGTCCCTCTCCCTTGGGGTGACAGGCGACCGGCGCACCCCGCTGAAGTCCCGGCAGTGCGGCAGGTACTACAAGCGGCAGGATGAATGGATATTCGCCAACGGCGGCACCCGAATGGCGATCCGCACCGGCTGGCGCACATGGGGCAAGCCTACCGACCAGAAGATCAGCAACGAGTATGGATACGACGTTAAGCGCGGTGACAACGGCGTGGTGTTCAACGAGGTGACCGAAGATATCAAGGTGGTGCGATGAAAACTCTAAATGTTCATTGGAAATATCTGGTTTACATACTAAGGCATAAATGGTTTGTCTTGGTTGCCAGCATCAAAATCGGAGCACCGGTGTGGAGAGCCATTGCTCACGACTTCAGTAAATTTCTGCCGTCTGAGTGGTTTGCTTACGCCCGTTATTTTTATGGGGATACTAATTCTGAAAACCTACGGCTGATTGCAGAGTACGGACTACCAGAATTGATCCCTTATGGCATAGCGCCAGAAGATCGTTTTGACATGGCTTGGTTGCTTCACCAACACCGCAACCCTCATCACTGGCAATTTTGGGTGCTAAGAGAGGACAGTGGCACCACAAAATTACAACCGATGCCGCGTTCTTTTGTGCTAGAAATGGTAGCGGATTGGATGGGTGCTGGAAGGGCGATAACCGGCAAATGGGAAGCTTTGGATTGGTATCTGAAAAACAGAGACAAAATTCAACTTAGGGAAGAAACCCACTTGATGGTTGAAAGCATACTGAAGGATGCTGCGAAATGACCCTTTCTTCCAACCAGACGCCGAAATCGCCCCGTGAGTTGGAACAGTTCTACCGGGACGTGGCTAAGATGCTCGGCAACCTTGCGGGCATCCCCTGGAACCTCATCAACAAAGCCGGGAGCCGCCTGGACGAAATCACCGTCCGTACTCACAACCTGCTGCAAGAGGTGAAAGGGTGGGCTACAGGCGCCGACACCGTACAGGACCGGCATATCAGCGATGCAGACGGTAAGGTGTGGCAGGATCACGTTGAGGTGACGGACGGCAACCCTCATGGCACCGACCACAGCCAACTCGAAGCCATTGGGGAACTTGACCCGACCAGCGCAGACGCCACCAAGGACAAGCATCTATCCAACGCGCAGGGTAAGGTGTGGCAGGACCACACCGAGGCAACGCAGAACGTCCACGGCGTCGGCACAGGCAACAGCGTAGTAGGCACAGGGACGGCGCAGACCATCAGCGGCAAGAAGTACGGAAGCGATACCGACTACAGCGAGTTTGAGGCAGACGGCACGCTGAAGTTTATCGAGGATGCCACAGTGTGGAAGGACATATTTTTCCCCATGGCTCCCCCGAAAACAACCGGCGCAGGCAACCCGACGCTGACCACGTGGAACGGCAACCTGCGCGGCTACACCTTTGCCGTCAACGATACTCACGACTTTGACCCTCAGGAGTTTGCCCACGACGGCAAAGAGAGCAGTACGGCGACGTTCCATATTCATTTTGTGAGCCGTACCAACGTGGGGGCGGACAGGGCGGTCAAGTTTCAGCTTGAGTACAGCCAGGCCAACCGCAACGGGGTTTTCCCGGCACCCACTACCGTCTCGGCAGAGATTGTGATACCGGCAAACACTCCGGCCAACACCCACTTTGCCGAGGATATCGCCACCTTCACCACGGGCAACATCGCTGGACAGATGTTTGTAAAACTCACCCGCATAGCGGCGGCAGGGACGGCACCCGCAGACGACCCGGTTGTTATCGGAGTTCACTACCACTACACCCTTGATACCGTGGGGAGCAGGGAAATATTCAGCAAATGAACGACCTGAAAACCCGCGACAGTTTCAGAGAAGAAATCGGCATCTTTGAGCAGGCGCTTAAGGATGTGGGCGGAGAGCGCCGTGTCGCTGGCGTCAATGACATATTCCCACTCATCCACCGCTTTGTGCCGGGGATGTACTGCCGTGAGATCTTCATGCCTGCCGGTGCTGTCATGACCACCATGATTCACCGCTACGAGCATTTTGCTTTTATCCTCACCGGCAAGGCTCGGGTAGTGTCAGAGGATAGGGGCGATGAAATCATAGAAGCCCCCGCCGTCATCGTGACCAAGCCGGGAACCAAGCGGGTGCTGCACATCCTTGAGGACATGAGATGGGCGACAGTGCATCTGACTGAGGGCAACGGGCATGTAGCGACCAAGGCGGAAAGCGACCTTGTAGAGATAGAACAATCTGTGGTAGCGGCGACCTTTAAAGAGTATCAACAGCAGTTGGAGCACGAAGGAGGCCAGTTATGTCTTGGGTAGCCGTGGCAGTGGGCGGGGCAGCAGTAGTAGGCGCAGCGGGTGGTGCGGTTGCATCCAACAACGCGGCTAAGAAGTCTGCCAGCGCTGTCAAGGGCGCAAGCGCAGACGCCAATCAGTTGCAATGGGACATGTACGACCAGACCCGCGAGGACTTCGCCCCATTCCGGCAACCGTCCGACCGTGCGCTAGCCACCCTTCAAAGCGCCCTTTATGGGGGAGACTCCGAGTATGTCGATCCCCGCTTTACCCGGCTGGACTCCGGAGAGTTGCAAAACCTCAACGCCGACCTGTTGCGGCAAAGTGGCGTTGATTACTTCACCGGGAAGGATAACAACTTCCTATTGCAGCACTTGGCCAACAACCCTTGGGATGCCAAATACAGCGCTGACAAGCCCTTTTACCGGGGGCCGAACGGGGAGATTACCGACAAGCCCACCATGCTCTCCGCGCAGTGGAAGCCGCAGGAGTCGGAAGGGTTCAAGTACACCAAGAGCCGCACGCTTGAGGACTTGGGCCGCTCTCTCCGCATGATGGGGCGAGGGTCCGGCAACGTAGCAGCGAACGCCACCGGGCGCACCCTTGGTGACCTCAACGTACAGAACGAGGCCACGCAGCGCAACGAGCTTTGGAACATGGTCAAGACCGGCCAAGGCGCAGCGGGCAGCATCGCCGGAGCGGGGCAGAACGCGGCCAACAACGTTGGCGGCAACATCATGAACACAGGCAATAGCCTTGCCAACATCGCGCAGAACAACGGGCAGACGCAGGCCAACCTCTGGGGCGGCTTGGGCGGCACGGCGGCAAACGCATACGGCACCTACCAGATGGGGCAGTATCTCAACAAGACGGCAGTTTAGGGGGTGGCAATGGCTTTCGATCCGTGGGCGCAGACAAACCAGGGGCTATCCAACCTCACCAACACGCTCGGCACTCTGGCGCAATTGAAGCGGCAAGACCAGCAGTATGCCGACGAGGCACCGTTGCGCTCCCTCCAAATGCAGCAGGCTCAGCAGGGGGTGGAGCAACAGGGGCTTACCCTTGCCAACCTCAAGGGGCAGCAGGGGGCAATGATAGGGCGGTACGGCACGGGTGCGGAGGCTGACCCACTTGCCGGGGCATATACTGCACAGGCCAAGGAGCAGGAGGCCGCAGAACAGCAGAAGGCGCAGAGGGAGAAACAAAAGTTCGCCTTTGACGCCTTCACTAAGGTGCAAGATGCCGTCAAGAACCGCCTCATTGACCCGGCCAAGGCTGGCGACTTTTACCACACTCAGATGAAGCTGGCGGGGCTAGACCTCGACGGCGCAGGGGTGAAGATGGAATTCATGGACAGGGGCAGCTACTTCTCTGGTCCTATCACCCCCGAGGCGCTGTTTATGGTGAACGGCAAGCCTACCCCCTACGGTGGCAACGGCACCATAGAGAAGGCGCGGATAGTGGGGCAAGACCCGCAGAGCGGCAAGCCCATTTTTGAAATGGATGAGCATACTAACTTCAAGCCCGCTGAAGTCAAGGAAGCGACTGAAACGTGGGGCGAACCCTACGAGGCCAACGTGGGCGGCAAACGGGCAATGGTTCAGAAAAGCAGCCGGGGCCAGGTAAAGCCGGTCATTCAGGACACCAGCACTACAATAAAGGTGCAGACTGGTGGTGCCCCCCAAGGCAAACCTCCCGCCGGGTACAGGTGGAAAGGCGATGGCACACTCGAAGCCATACCGGGAGGACCGGCTGAAGCAAAAGCTGAAGCAGCCAACCAGGCGAAAGAGAAGGCAAAGGGGGCTTACGACGCCTCAATTGCGGTAGTGGACAAGCTTTTGAGCCATCCGGGAAGGAAGACAGCCACGGGGCTGTCATCGGCCCTTGACCCACGCAACTACGTTCCCGGCACCAACGCCTATGACTTCCACAAAGAACTGGAAAGCTTTGACGCTGTTCTGTTCCTGTCCAACATAGAGAAAATGAAAGGTATGGGGGCGCTGTCCAACGCCGAAGGTGCGAAGGTATCGGCGGCAGCGGGGGCTATTAAGCCGGGAATGTCGGAAAAGGCTTTTGAGGCAAACCTGAATATCATCAAGACGGAACTCGCCAAAGCAAAGACCCGGATTGAAAGCACCCAACAGGCGGCACCCGCGCAGCCGAAGCAGGGTCAGGCCAAGAAGGGCGGCGGGTACTCGGACCTCCTCAACAAGTACAAGAGGTAATCATGGCCGGATACGATATTGACGCGCTAGTCCGCGACCCCGATTTCCAGCGGCGTCCGTTTGGGGAGCGCAAGGCCATACTCCGCGAAGCTGACTCAGAAGGATTTGGCACTCTTCCAGACTCGGCACAGTCTCGGATGCTGGTTGATATGAAGGGGCAAGAATGGTGGCAGGGCGGCAAGGCCGCGCCGCAAGAACCGACCAAGAAAATCTTTGGCGACCAGCAGGGCGGCGACACCCGCAAGATCAGTTACAAAGCCCCAGCAATCAAAGCGCCATCCCGCAAGACACTTGCTGACCTTGTGCGCCCATCCTTGGAAGCCGGGGGAACTATGGCCGGTGAAACTCTCGGGGCAGTGTTCTCTCTCCCCACTGGCGGTGCAAGTATCCCGGCTCTCGGGGGGCTTGGCTACGCATCCGGGTCCGGCCTGGCCGACGTGATCGAGGGTAAGCCCACAAGCTTTGCCGAGATGGGGCAGGATGTAATCACAGGCGGCAACATGGTATTGGGGGGCAGGCTACTTGCTCCGGTGGCAGGGGCTACCCTTACCAAGCTATCTCAAGCCAAAGAAGCCGCAAAACGCGCAACCCCCGCCGTTACCAAGGCAGGCATTGACCGCAAGGCGGGGCAGATCATAACCGAGAACAGCGGCCAAGGCGCCGCATATGAGAAGAACGCAGCCGAAGCGGCAAAACTCAAGATACCCGGTTACAAGCCATCCATTGGTGAAGCTCGGAATGATCCGGGGCTTATTAAGCTTCAGCGCGGTATCGAGCGCCAGCCTGGTACGGCAGGCAATACCATCCTTGAGCAGAAGTCAGCCAACCAGGCAGCGGTGAAGGATTACCTTGAAAACGAATTCACCGGCAACGAGTCTATAGACGATGTGGTCAACGCGCTCACCCGTAAAAAGGCAGAGGTCGAGGCCACCACAAAGCAGATGGAACAGGGCACAGCAGGGGCAAGAAACGCGCTTAATCCCGCTGATACCCAGACCGTGGGGCGTGGCGTCGTGGACACCATCGATGAAGCGCAAATCCCCGCTAAAAAGGCAGTGAGCGAGGCATACAACAACCTTCCCAACGAGGTGTTGC